TGGATGGCTCATCTATGTTTATTTCCTATGTTGACAAATGGTGGACCGATTTACGGGTTTGATATTATTGCAGGTGAAAAAAAGGTCACAGGCGCCTTTCACGATTTTAGTCCTTTATTACAAAAAGACCACCCATTAACAAAATGGTTCATAGAAGAAAATAAGTGGTTTAAACCGAGTAAAGAGAGAGAGTTACCAGATTGGGCAAAGGCTATCTTCTCGGGAGGTATGATAGCCGCTGGTAATATAAGAGAAGAAGAAGAATTAAATAAAATTTGTACAATGGCCGTTTCTAATTTAAATAATTATATTGACAAAATTAGAAATCACGAAGGCGAGGCTGAAATGGCTGACGTAATTAAAGCACAAAATTACTACTCTGAACATCAACAAAAAAATCCTCACACGCCTAGAGTTATGCAATCACTTGGTTTGCCTGAAGAGGATATCAAATTATTCTGCTCGGACAACCTATTTCCATTTGTTTCAGAAAACCAACCCTACTTGAAATAATTATTATAAATATACCAGAAAAGGGTATAAACAATGGCAGAACCAGCTACAAGAGAGAATTTAAAACAATATGCTTTAAGAGCATTAGGTAAGCCTGTAATTGAGATTAACGTAGATGATGACCAACTTGAAGATAGAATTGATGAGGCAATACAATACTTTGCTCAATACCATTATGATGGTGTAAAAAGAACATATTTAAAATATCAATACACACAAGCTGATAAAAACAGAATGACAGGTGACTCGTCTGAAACGGCAACCGTTGGTTCTGATTCAACAATTTGGAAAGAAGGCAATAACTTCTTAGCAATACCAAGCTCAATTCTTTCAGTAATTAATATATTCCCTTTTTCTAATAAAGGAAACTTAAACTTATTTGATGTAAGATACCAATTAAGATTAAATGACCTGTATGACTTCTCATCAACAAGTGTAATTAATTATGATGTTGTATTAAGACATTTAGATTTTTTAGACCACGTTTTAGTTGGCGAAAAACCTATGAGATTTAATCAACACGAAAATAAACTTTATATAGATATGGACTGGAAAAATGATTTACAAGTTGGTGAATATCTAGTAATTGAGTGTTATAGAAAATTAGACCCTAATACTAATACAGATGTTTACAATGATATTTTCTTAAAGAGATATGTAACCGCTTTATTTAAAAGACAATGGGGTGCTAACTTATCAAAATTTGGTGGTGTACAAATGATAGGTGGCGTAACCTTAAATGGTCAAGAAATATTTTCACAAGCATTAACAGATATTGAAAAACTAGAAACAGAAATAAGAAGCTCATATGAATTAAATCCAGCAATGATGATAGGGTAAAATGTATGGCAATCAATCACTACTTTCAAGGTGGACGAGGTATTGGGAATAATGCTGAAAAGAGATTGCACGAAGACCTAATCATTGAAGGATTAAAAATCTACGGACAAGACGTATATTACCTACCACGAACATTAGTTAACAGAGATTTAGTTTTAGGCGAAGACACTACAAGTCGTTTTGACGACTCGTATATGATTGAAATGTATTTTGAAACTGCTGAAGGCTTTGCTGGCGAACAAGAATTAATCAACAAATTTGGTTTAGAAATTAGAGAAGATACAACATTAGTTGTTTCTAAACGAAGATTTGAGGAACACGTTGCAAGTAAGGCTAATTTAATTGCAACAGGCAGACCAAATGAGGGTGATGTAATTTATTTACCTTTGATGAATTCATTTTTTGAAATTCAGTTTGTTGAAGACCAAGAGCCATTCTTTCAATTAGGAAACTTACCTGTTTATAAATTGAGGGTAACTAGATTTGAATACTCTAACGAAGAGATTAATACAGGCCAAGAAATACTTGACCAAGCTGAAGATAAGTATTCATTAAATACATTAAACCACAAAATGTCATTAGAGAGTGGTCAAGTTGCATTAACAGGCGATGGTTCAATTGAATTAGAAGATTACTTTGATTATGCAACAGGTCAAAAGGCATTATTAATGTTAGAAACTTTTGAAGGTACTGAAACAATACAAACACAATCTAGTTATGCAAACAATTTAGATATGAACGAGGCTGCTGGTTATGATACTGCCTCGGCGGCTGATGACATACTAGACTTTACAGAAAGAAATCCTTTCGGAGAGGTTGACGAATAATGTTTGGTTCACATTTTTACAACGAGGGTATTAGAAGATTAACAATTGGTTTTGGTCAGTTGTTCAATAATATCATTGTACAAAATAAATCTTCAACAGGTGCAGTTACCAAAAGATATAGAGTACCTTTAGCATATGCACCAAAAGAAAAGTTTTTAGTTAGATTAGATGAACAAGCTAATTTAAACAATAGAGAATTTGCAATTACCTTACCTCGTATGGGTTTTGAAATGACAGGACTATCATACGACTCTAGCAGAAAATTAAATAAAATGCAAAAGTTTAAACAGGTTAAGGCTGGCGAAAATGGTAAAGTTATGGATTACAATTATACTCCTGTTCCGTACAACGTTAATTATACCCTTAATATTTTTACGGCAACAGCTGAAAATGGTTTAATAATTGTAGAACAAATTTTACCATTCTTCCAACCAGATTATACGGTAACCGTAAATATGGTTCCAGATTTAAATATAAAAAGAGACGTACCAATTGTATTGAATAGTGTAAATTATGAAGATAGTTATGACGGTACTTTTACTAATAGAAGAGCAGTCATATACACATTATCATTTACAGCAAAAACTTACTTGTTCGGTCCAATGAATAACCAAGGTGTTATTAAAGAGGTACAAAGCGATATATATACTTCAACAGAAAAACCACCAGCAACAAGAGAGGAAAGGATTATTGTTTCACCGAATCCAGCTAATGCTGACGCAGATGATGATTTTGGATTTACTACTCAAATTCTAAATTTCGCAGACGGTAAAAATTATAATCCTTCTACGGATACAGATGAGTAAATTAGAGGATAGTGTAAACGAAATTTTAGGTATTGAAAAGAAAAGTACAGATGTTGCAATAAAGGATTTTGAGCAACCAGCACCAGTACCTAGAAAAATTGATGAAACAAAAGATGATATTGATAATGATTATGTCAATAGTAGAGATAACTATTACAATCTTATTGACAAAGGTAATCAAGCAATTGAAGGTATATTAGATATTGCAAAAGAAGGCCAACACCCTAGAGCCTATGAAGTTGCAGGTCAATTGATTGGCCAAGTCGCACAAACGGTAGACAAACTACAAGACTTGCAAAAGAAACTGAAAGATTTAAAAGAAGTACCTAACAAAACTAATACTCAAATTAAGAACGCTTTATTTATAGGTTCAACAAATGAATTACAAAAAATGTTAAATCGGAAAAAAGAAGATGAAATTATTGAAGGCAAAACTAACGAACCCGAAAAAGATAATACTTGATTTAAGTAAGTTGCAATTTATCAAGTCTATGACACCACTAAAACAATTATTAGATGGTGAAGAATTAATAAATCCAATAGAAGTTTTAAAACACGAAGTTAGTTTAACACCAAGAAAAGGTGTTAACGGTGTAGAATATACCGAAAAAGAATATTCTGTGTGGCGTGGCTCGCAAAGGGTACAGGCTGCCAGACAATTAGGTTATACACACATAGAGGGAATAGTAATAAATGTCTGACGCATATCTAGGTAATCCAAATCTAAAAAAAGTAAATACACCTGTTGAATTTACAAAAGAACAAATTATAGAATATCAAAAGTGTGCTGATGACCCTATTTACTTTATGAAAAATTATATTCAAATTGTATCTCTTGATGATGGTTTAGTACCTTTTAAAATGTATGGTTTTCAAGAAAAGATTGTTAACACTATGCATAATAATAGATTTACAATTTGTAAATTGCCAAGACAATCAGGTAAATCAACAACGGTAATTTCTTATCTATTACATTATGCTTTGTTTAATCCTAATTCAAACATTGCTTTACTTGCCAATAAATCTTCAACTGCTAGAGATATTTTAAGTAGATTACAACTTGCATATGAAAATTTACCAAAGTGGATGCAACAAGGAGTAATTAATTGGAACAAAGGTAATATTGAATTAGAAAACAAATCAACTATTGTGGCGGCTGCAACTTCTTCAAGTGCTATCCGAGGTGGTTCATATAATATTATTTTCCTTGATGAGTATGCTTTCGTACCTGCTAATATTGCCGAAATGTTTTTTAGCTCTGTATATCCTACAATATCCTCTGGTCAAAAAACAAAGATGATTATTGTATCTACGCCTTACGGTATGAATCAGTTTTACAAATTATGGACAGACGCAGAAAATGGTAGAAATGATTATGTACCAATTGAAGTACATTGGTCGGAAGTGCCAGGTCGTGATGAAGATTGGAAAGAAAGAACAATTAGAAATACCTCACCTGAGCAGTTTCAACAAGAGTTTGAGTGTGAGTTTTTAGGTTCTGTTAATACACTTATTAGTCCTGCTAAAATTAAAACAATGTCGTTTCAAAATCCTATTCAATCTAATGGTGGTTTAGATGTATATGAACAACCTATTAAAGGTAATACATATGTTTGTACCGTTGACGTAGCAAGAGGTGTAC